TGTCTTTTCGGGCATCCTCTCTCCAAAACAGTCCAAGACGATGCAAGACAGTCCATTTACGCTCAGACCTGATCCGAATCAATGACAGAAAAACCCAAAAAGAAACAGGCGCTACGAGGGGCAACGAAACCGAGGCTTCAAAGCGTGCCTCTCAAAGGCAAATCTAAAATTGATGATGTCAAACAGCTCTGCGAGATTATTAAGATGCCTTTATTGCCGTGGCAGGAATATGTGCTCAAAGATATGCTCACTGTGGACACAAAAGGTAAATGGATTCGTAAAACAAATCTGCTATTGATTGCGCGACAGAATGGCAAGACTCATTTAGCGCGTATGCTCATTTTGGCTCATTTAATCAAGTGGGAAACCAATGTCTTGATCATGTCCTCTAATCGAAGCATGGCTCTGGACACATTCAGACAAGTTACAGACATCCTAGAAAACAATGACCATCTCAAAGGCTTTGTTAAACAAATCCGCTATGCAAATGGCACTGAGTCAATCGAGATGCTTAACGGCACACGATTAGATGTTGTAGCAGCAACCAGAGACGGTTCACGCGGTAGATCCGTTAATGGATTGTTATTTATTGATGAAGTTCGAGAGATTAGCGAAGAAGGATTTAGAGCTGCGACTCCAGTAACCAGAGCGCACCCTAATTCACACACATTACTGTGCAGTAACGCTGGCGATGCCTTTAGCACAGTGCTCAATGATCTACGAGAGCGCGCTATCTCCTATCCGCCTAAGTCTTTTGGTTTCTATGAGTACTCAGCTCCCCAATACTGCAAGATAGAAGATCGCAACGCATGGGCTATGGCTAATCCGTCTTTAGGTTACACAATTACAGAAGAAGCTATTGAAGAAGCGATTGCGACATCTCCTATTGAAAATACTCGCACAGAAACGCTTTGCCAGTGGATTGACAGCCTTTCAAGTCCGTGGCCGCATGGGGTTTTGGAAGAAACATCGGATAGCACATTAGAAATGACTGCTGGGGCTTATACTGTATTCGGTTTCGATGTCAGTCCGTCTCGGCGCAATGGATCATTGGTCGCAGGACAAATTTTGCCAGATGGGCGGATTGGCATTGGGATCTTAGAGACTTACAGCTCTCAAGTAGCCATTGACGAATTAAAGATGGCTGCAAGCATTAAAGGATGGGCTGACATCTATAAGCCTCGTCTAGTTTGTTTCGATAAATACGCTACACAGACTATTGCAGACAGACTTGCTCAAAGTGGTGTAATGGTCGAGGATGTATCGGGTCAGCAGTTCTATAAGGCCTGCGGTGACTTATTAGAAGGTTTGGTCAATCATCGAGTAGTCCACAATGGCCAGTCTGAGTTGATTCAACAGATGAATAACTGTGCAGCTAAAGTCAATGACTCTGCGTGGCGCATTATTAAACGCAAGTCTGCTGGAGACATTTCAGCACCTATCGGCTTGGCAATGGTTGTATCGAAGTTAATGTTGCCTCAACCTAAACCGCAAATTTATACTTAGACACACCCATATTGTTTGTCTAATTACTTGACAAATGGTATCCTTTATGTCTATGGGTATCTTTAGTAGATCAGAAGCTCCTAAAAAGGCTAACTCGCTTCTTGCGCAATACGCACCAACTATTATGGGAGAGAATCTAAACTCTCTCTATAACTACATCCTGCCACGAGTTAATCGCAATGAGGCGATGTCTGTACCTTCGGTCGCTAGATGCAGAAACCTTTTAAGCTCTGTCGTTGCTGATCTCCCAATGAATTTATATCGCAATTCAACTGGCGAAGAACTAGGTAATCCTCTCTGGGTAGATCAACCAGCAATCAATCAACCTCGTTCTGTAACAATGGCGTGGACTGTAGATTCTTTGCTTATGTATGGCGTTGCTTACTGGCAAGTTACAGAAGTCTATGCAGAAGATGGCCGACCATCTCGCTTCCAGTGGATTCCGAATGTTAAAGTAACATTTGAAACTGATTTATACGGTACGACTGTCACTCAGTATTACATTGATGCAGTTGCAGTGCCTATGTCTGGTCTCGGCAGTATTGTAACATTTCAAGCATTTGATGAAGGCATCCTTGAAAGAGGAAGTGAAACTATCCGCGCCGCGATTGATCTGCGCAAAGCAGCTGTTATAGCGGCATCTACTCCAATGCCTTCAGGCGTTATTAAAAACAATGGTGCAGATTTAGATCCTAAAGAAATTCAAGGATTGTTAGCAGCATGGAAGAACGCTAGACAAAATCGTGCAACTGCTTACTTAACTTCTACTTTGGAATACACTCCATCATCCTTTTCACCTAAAGACATGATGTACGATACCGCGCAACAGTTCCTTAGTACCGAAATTGCCAGATTATGCAACATCCCTGCATACCTATTGTCAGCAGAGATGAACAACTCAATGACCTATGCAAATGTATTAGATGAGCGCAAGCAATTTTTCTCATTCAGTGTTGCGCCTTATGTAAATGCGATTTCTCACAGACTCAGCATGGATGATATTACCGCCAGAGGAAATTCTGTGCGCTTTGATGTCGATTCATCTTTCCTAAAGACTGATCCAATGGAAAGACTGCTAGTGCTTGAGAAGATGCTATCTCTAGGCCTAATCACACTTGAGCAGGCTATGGAAATGGAAGATTTAACACCAAACGGAAGTGAAGGAATCTAATGACAAACATCCTTACATTCTCTGCTGAATTAACTGCCAATGTAGAAGAACGCACAATCTCAGGCAAGATAGTTCCAGCAGGTACAGGCGAAATCGGTAACACATCGGCTGGCCGAGTGGTCTTTGAGAAGGGTGCTATTGCACTTCCAGAAGATCCTAAAACAATCAAATTACTTAATCAGCACGACATGAGACAACCTTTAGGAAAAGCAACAAGTTTTTCAGAAGATTCTCAAGGAAACATTTTTGGTAGCTTTAAAATTAGCCGTAGCAACAGAGGCACTGAGGCTTTAATACTTGCTGAGGAAGGGTTACAGAGTGGCCTTAGCGTAGGGGTTGAAGTTATTAAATCAAAGAACAAGAGCGGCGTGATGTATGTATCCGCTGCTAAATTGTTTGAAGTTTCATTAGTTACAGAGCCAGCTTTTAAGTCTGCTCAAGTAATTGATGTAGCAGCTGAATCAGATGTAGAAGCTGCAACAAGCACAAAAGAAAAAACCACAACAATCAATACGACAATCGTTGAGATTGAAACCGAAACAGAAACCGAAAGCGAGACAGCTGTGGAAAATACTCCAGAGACAGTTGCAGCACCAGCAGTAGAAGCAGCAGCGGTTGAAGCTGCTCGCCCTGTGGTAACAGCAACTACATTCGTGCGTGAGCGCGTAGCACCAATTACATCAGCACAATACCTAGAAGCAAACATCAAGGCAGCACTTGGTGATGATGAAGCTCGCCGCGTAGTTCGCGCAGCAGATGATTCAACATCAACAAATACTGGTCTTACACTTGCACCACACCTAGACACATTCATTACTGACACATTTACTGGCCGTCCAGCATTTGAAGCAGCAACACGATCAGCTCTTTTGCCAAGTGGGATGAGCTTCACTGTGCCTCGCCTTTATACCAATGCGAGCACTCCAGATGTTGCACCAACAACAGCTGACACAAACGAAGGTGCAGCACCATCTGAAACAGGCATGACTTCAAGCTATGACACAATCGATATTAACAAGTTCAGTGCGCTAAACCGTGTGAGCTTCGAACTCATCGACCGCAGCCAGCCTGCATTTATGGAACTTTTGATGGCTGAGCTCAGAAAATCTTACGAGAAGGCAACAGATGCAGCACTTCTAGCTGCTTATGTAGCATCTGGTACAACAGCAGCAACTACAGCAGCAACAGCAGCTGGATTGCAATCATTCATTTCTGTAGAAGGCGCAGCAGCTTACAAGGGTACAGGCGGAGACTTTGCTAACAAGCTAGTTGCCTCTACCGATGCTTGGGCAGCCATTGCAGGATTCGCGGATACAACTGGCCGCGCATTGTACTCAGCTCAAGGCGCAACACAAAACGCATCAGGTTCAGCAGTAGCTTCATCTGTTCGCGGAAATGTTCTTGGAACTGACCTCATTGTAGATCACAACATCTCAACATCTGGTGTAGTCGATAACTCAATGTTCTTGGTTGCTCCATCATCTGTTTATGTCTGGGAATCACCACAGACACAACTTCGCGTAAATGTTCTAACATCAGGCGAAATCGAAATCAACCTTTACGGATACCTAGCAATTTACCTTGCTAAGTCAGGTAAGGGTGTTCGCAAGTTCAACCTAACTTAATAAATAGGTAACTAAGTCGCTCTCAGGGGTAGTAGCCCTCTACCCCTGAGAGTCTTTAGAAAGGATCATCATGGCATTAACGACTGTCGCGGAACTTCGCAGCACACTTGGGGTGGGAACGCTCTATCAAGATTCTGTATTGGAATCCGTGTGCGATGCTGCTGATGCAGTCCTTTTGCCTATGCTCTGGACTAACACAACATACAACATTGCACATAGCAACACAGCAACCACAGGCACACTTTACTTTCAAGACAAAGTAGAAAAAGTTTTTTATGTAGGTCAGACAGTAGTTATTAGTGGCAACGGATCTAAGCACAATGGATCAAAGACTCTCACTGGAGTAGGCGATTACAACATCACTTACAACATTACTGGAAACAATAACACTCCAGCAGTAGAGCATCCAGTACAACCTTTTGGTGTAGTCACAGCAGATACTTATGTGGACTGGACTTTAGATCAAGCAGTTCAAAACGCAGCTTTGATGATCGCTGTTGAAATCTGGCAAGCAAGAACCGCGACTCTTAGCGGCTCAAATGCAGTTGATTTCCAGCCCTCACCTTACCGAATGAGTGCGCAGCTCCTCGCTAAGGTCAGAGGATTGATAGCTCACGCGCTTGCACCAACTTCAATGGTGGGCTAAATGCCAGTTCCAATTACCACCCTTAGAACTACTTTAGCCACCGCTTTAGTAGATAATACAAAGTATCAAGTTTTTGCTTTTCCACCAAGCACAATCCTTGCCAATTCAGTAATCGTCAGTCCTGCCGATGAATACATTGTTCCAACAAACAACCAGCACATAGGCATTAGTCCTATGGCTAACTTTCGTCTGATTATTACAACCGCTTTATTCGATAACGAAGGCAACTTGAATGGCATAGAAGATTTCGTTTGTGCCGTGTTTAAGAAGCTATCACAATCATCTTTGACATATAATGTAGGCGCGGTAAGCGCACCAAGTATTCTCAATGTTGCCAGTGGGGAACTGCTCAGCTGCGAGATGTCCGTATCCATTTTAACAAGTTGGGAATAACCATGTCCGATTGGGAAAAAGAGAACGAAGCCTTTCTGATTAAAATCGGACAGGTTGCACCATCAGCATCAAAGCCAGCATCTACTAAGAAAGACGAGGAATAAAAATTGGCCGTATTCTTAAATAACAATGTCGGGGTCAAAATTAACTCCGTTGATCTTTCCGACCATGTAACAGCAGTAACAATTAACCGAGTATTTGATGAACTTGAGGTGACCGCGATGGGTGACTCATCTCACAAATTTGTAAAAGGTTTGGAATCATCAACTGTAACTATTGACTTCCTAAACGACACAGCTTCTGCAAGCGTATTGCAAACACTTCAAGCTGCATGGGGTACAACAGTCACAGCTGTATTCCTACAAACAAAGGGAACAGCAGTCTCTGCAACAAACCCTTTATATACCGTCAGTTTGCTCATCAACAATACAACCGATATTTCGGGAGATGTCGCAAGCATCGGTATGCAATCGATTACATTTACTGCTAATTCAACAGTTGCAGTAGCAACAACAGGTACTTTCTAAACAACTAACAAAGGGGCAAATCATGGCAAGACTGAAGATCGTTCGTGTAGATGGAAGCGTATTAGAAGGCGAAATTACTCCAGCAGTGGAGTACGCATTTGAACAATATGCTAAAAAGGGTTTCCATCAAGCTTTTCGCTTGGATGAGAAGCAGTCAGATGTCTATTGGTTGAGTTGGGAAATTACTCGCAGGTCAGGTGAAACTGTAAAACCTTTTGGGATTGAGTTTATCGAAACACTTAAGAGTGTTGAGGTTTTAGACTCAGACCCTTTAGCATAAAGCGAGATCTGCCATTCACCTACCTAATAGCTCGTCTTAGTATTAGGTTGCAGATCCCGCCACAAAATTTATTAGAGTTAGACAGAGTAATGCTAGAGGCACTACTGCAAGGTCTAAAAGACGAAGCGAAGGAGATCAAAGATGCCAACAGAAGTCGTGGGCGCGGTCGGACTTCGTAGGGCTTTGGCTAATTACGCTCCAGACTTGGCTAAAGAATTAACCAAAGAACTTGGCAAAATTCTCAAGCCAGTAGTTGCAGAAGCTCGTTCATTTGTGCCGCCTTCATCTCCTATGAGTGGATGGCAACCTAGAGCATTTTCTGAAGCAAGATTTCCGATGTATGACTCAAGCGTAATTCGCAGAGGCATTATCTACAAAACTACACCTTCTCAACCTAATCGCAATGGCTTTGTCAATACAATCAGAATCCAGAACAAAAGCATGATTGGTGCTATCTATGAGACTGCTGGCCGAAAGAACGGTCAAGGTCAAAATTGGGTAGGCCCTAAAGCTGGTGGTTCAAGCAAGGGTGTATCTCGATCCGTGAATCGCTATGCTGGCAATCAGTTTATTTCTAATCTTGGTCAGCTCTATGGCCCTAACAAAAAGGGAGACCATCGCATGATGGGTCGTTTAATCTTTAGAGCGTGGGCTAAGACTCAGGGTAAAGCTAACGCTTCTGTGTTTAAGGCTATTGAAAATACAACTGCTCAATTCAATAAGAGAACAGAAATAGTAGATTTGAGGAGAGCCGCATGAGCAATGTAGCCATTAACATTGCGGCGGAGTTCACAGGCAAGAAGGCTTTTAAGCAAGCCGAAACAGCAACACAGAAACTAACTGGCAATGTCAAAAAGTTAGCTGCTGCAACAGGTATTGCTTTTGGTGCAAATGCCATCCTTGCTTACAGCAAGGCATCAGTAAAGGCTTTTGCTGAAGATGAGGCAGCAGCCCTAAGACTTACCAGAGCTGTAGAAAATCTAGGCATTGGTTTTGCTAATCCTCAAATTGCTGAGTACATAGCCAATCTTGAGAAGTCTGCTGCTATTGCAGATGATATTCTTCGTCCAGCGTTTCAGCGCCTATTGACCACCACAGGCTCATTGGCTCAGTCTCAAAAACTTCTCAATGATGCAATTACTATCAGTCGCGCATCTGGCATTGATCTTGCTACAGTCACAGAAGATTTAGGTAAAGGCTATGTTGGAATTACTCGCGGTTTAGTAAAATACAACACAGGCTTGACTCAGGCAGAATTAAAAACTAAATCATTCTCAGACATTTTAGGCATTATACTTAATCGATCAGCAGGCGCGGCAGAAGATTACTTAACTACTACTTCCTACAAAATGGAAGTCTTAGGCATAGCCACAGGCAACGCATCAGAGATTATTGGCGAAGGTTTAATTGATGCTCTAGCTCGTCTTGGTGGCGGCACAGAAGCCAGCGATGCAGCCAAAGCCATTGAGACATTAGCAAAGGCTTTTAACTTTGTGACACTATCTATAGGCACAGCAGGTGGCGGATTAACTAGCGTATTAAGAAATCTAAAGAACCTACCTAAGAATATCTTTGAAGGTTTTGTAGGAAAGCAAACTGGTATCAATCCACCAGCTGCAAGTAAGCCTACACCTACGCTAACTCTCAGCGAAAAGAAGCAACAGCAAGCATTAGCAGCTTTAGAAGCAGCGGCAATCAAACGACAGAAAGAATTAAACGCTCTTAAGAATAAGCAATTAGATACACAAAAGAAACTAGCTGCTGACAAATTAAAGCAGGCCGCTTTAGATAAAGCTGCTTTAGTTCTTGCTCAAGGCAAAAAAGTATTTGATGAAGAAGGCATCCAGTTAGCTGCTGCTGCTCAAGGCAAACTGACAGAAGAAGAACGAGTCAGAATTGCCTTAAAGAAAGACATCTATGATCTAGAAGCAGCAATCAATGAAGAAAACCTAAGTGCTGCCGCTCGCCTTTCTAGCAGCCTAGTTGCCAATGCTCAGAAGTTATCAGCGCTTCGAGGAGACATGATCAACTTAGGTAATGTGCCTAATCCATTCACGGAATGGTTATCAACGCTTCAGCAGATGGCCGCTGAATTCGCCAAACTTGCTCAACTTGCTAATGTTCCACCAACACCAACACCAATGAGCAGATATACTGCCGCTGATGTTAATACCGAATCTATTGCTGCTGCCTCTTTAGCGCAGGGATTAAACGCTGGACTTGCATTGCCTCAAGCTCTCTCTGGTGCTCGTTATGCCGCACAGGGAGCAGCCAATTACATTGTCAGCGTGAATGTTGGTGGATCAGTTACAACAGAGCGCGATCTAGTTAATGCCATTACTCAAGGTATTTACAATAATCAATCTTCTGGAATCCCAATTACCTTCTCGACAAGTTACAAATAATGGCACTACCAGCAACTCCTATCGTTAAAATTAACCTAACTGGCGGTGCTTCCTTCGGGGAACCCTTCGTGTTGGGATCTAGCCGTCTAGGTTTTGCTGAACTTGCTTCTGGCTCTACAGTCATTGTAGATGTATCTAATCAAGTGTCTAAGATTGATACTCGCAAAGAGCGCAATTTATTTCAAGACCAGTATTTATCAGGTACAGCCACAGTTCGCATCATTGACGAAACAGGCGCGTGGAATCCACAGAATGTTTCGAGCCCTTACTATCCAAACCTAGTACCTTTACGCTCTATTCAAATCTCAGCTGATTACGGTGGCACAAATTATGGAATCTTCAAAGGTTATATTACGGAATATCTTTACACATATCCGCGAGATCAAGAAATTGGATATGTTGATTTAATCTGCTCGGATGGGTTCAAACTTTTGTTTAACTCCAATGTCACAACTGTTACAGGACAGGCAGCAGGACAAGACACAGGAACACGCATTGACAAGATTCTCAACACAGTGGGCTGGCCTTTAAGCCAGAGATCAATTCAGACAGGCAATACAACCTGTGTAGCTGATCCTGCAACAGTGCGCACAGGCCTTGCGGCTATTCAAACCGCAGAGTTCACAGAACAAGGCGCTTTCTATGTGGACAAGTCTGGCAACGCTGTGTTCAAAAACCGTCAGTTTGTTTATGATGCTCAGGCCGTAGCACCTACTAAATTCTCTAATGCCACAGGATCTTCAGACATTCCTTACGCTGGTATTACCTTTGCTCACGATGATAAAACCATTGTGAACTCAGCCAGCGTAACTAGAATTGGTGGCACAGTTCAGACTTATACCGATGCCACATCTGTGACCCAATACTTCTTACACTCCATTACAGCCACGGACATGCTTATGCAGACAGATGCCAATGCCTTAGCCCTAGCAACTGCCTATGTCACCAGTCGTAAAGACACTACAATCCGCATCGATACCATCACGCTTGACTTAGTAACCCTTGCTTATGGGGCTGGGATAGTTGCAGCTTTGGATCTTGATTACTTTGACACAATGGAAATCACCAATGTGAATGTGTCTGGCACTACCATTGTGAAGAAGCTCCAGTGTCAGGGCATAGCCCACAGCATCACCCCTAACACATGGAAAACCACATTGACCACACAGGAGCCTTTACTCGATGTTATGTACTAGAATTGACCCTATGAAAGAGGTGTGCTAATGGCAACAGGCTGGCCAATGAAAACGACTTATGCGAATGGAGATGTCTATTCCGCATCGGATGTAAATGATACTAATGGCACGATTAATTTGCTTCAGACAAGCACGCTATCTCGTGCAGGTGGCAAGAATGTCATTATCAATGGTGGCATGGATATTTGGCAACGCGGCACATCTTCAACAGCAGTTGGTTATGGAAGTGCAGACCGCTGGTATCAAAACAACGCAGGCGGTACGGGAACATTTGCGCAAGAAACTACAACAGTTCCAACTGGTGCGCGTTATGCAATGAAGTTCACAGCGAGTTCGAGTGCTGCACCTCAAATCCATCAATACATTGAAACAATGCAAGTAATCCCATTACAAGGTCAGACAGTTACATTGTCTGCATCAATGGGCGCAAGCACATCAACAGCAATGGGATTAGATTTAGCGTATACCACATCCGTTGATTCAGGAGCAGGTGCAAGTTGGACAACGATTACTCCAACTTCAACCACATCAGGAACATCTGTAACAACATATCAACGCCTTAATAGCGTTTATTCAATTCCATCAACTGCAACATCTTTGCGAGTGAGATTATATTCAGTCAATAACATTGCTAATACTGTTGTGGTTTATTTCGGAAATGTACAACTAGAACTTGGTTCTTACGCCACAACCTTTAGCCGTGCAGGTGGAACAATTCAAGGAGAATTAGCCGCTTGCCAAAGGTATTACGAAAAGTCTTACAGACAAGCGGTAGTTCCAGGTACTTCTGGCTCAGACACAAATGATTCTGTTGTTCCTATTTCAAGTGTTGCCAACAATGAAAGTTATCAGACATATAGATTTGCCGTAACCAAAAGAACAGATGCAACAATTACAACTTATTCTTACAATGGAGTGACAAACAGGTCATCTAATTCAAGCGGTACTGATTACGGTGCGAACAGCGCTGATCCGTGGCGTGCATCTCAATCTATGTTTATTGTTAGAAATAGTTCAGGCAGTTCAATGACGATAGATGCAGCAAGGTTCATATACTTAAACTGGGTAGCAAGCGCGGAGTTGTAAAATGGAATACACATATATTGTAAGAGAAGAAAACGAAACAATCATGAGAGTTGATGCTGAAGGAAATGTGTCAAACATTCCGAAAGACTTAGGCAATTCTGATTACCAAGAATATCTAAAGAGCCTCGATGAAGCCTCTACTTTGTAAAGCTGGTCAGCAACTTCGTGAGCAGATTGATGATGCTTTTCCAGATAGAGATCGTAAGTCAGATGGTTGGATAGGCGATGCTCGTCACGCTGCAACCAAGTCAGATCATAACCCTGATTATTCCGATAAGAATAGTAAATGGGCAATGGTCAGGGCTTTTGATTGCGACAAAGATCTCGGGGGGCCAGCCAATAATGCCCACTATCTTGCCGATCAGATTCGACTATGTGCCAAAAAGGATAAACGAATCTCCTACATCATTTTTGCAGGAAAGATTGCATCCAGAAAATCATTTTTCCGTTGGAAAAAATATAGGGGAATCAATTCTCATCACGCTCATATCCATATTAGTTTTACTAAAGAAGGCGACCAGAACGGTAGCTGGTTTGATATCCCGATGCTAGGAGTAAATAAATGAACATGAAAAACCCTCTAGTCCTTACTGCTGGTGCATTTCTCTCAGCTTGGGCTGCAAGTAACTTCGATGTCGATTACCGTGCAATTCTATGGGCGGTGTTAGCAGGCGTATTCGGTTATGCCACTCCGAAAAAGTAATGTCAGCCCAAGACTGGGCGGCTGTTGTAGCTGTTGCTCTGACCGTTATTGGTTCATTTATTGGTGCTGTGAAATGGTTAGTAAAGCACTACCTAAACGAACTAAAACCAAATTCAGGAAGTTCGATGCGTGACCAAATCACTGCGCTTGAAGCGCGTGTCGAAACGATTATCCGCATCCTAGAGAGGTAACAATTATCTCATGGCAAGAAAAGCAACTAAGGCATTAGAAGATCAAGGCTACTCACCGCTTGATGCTTTCTGCATCGGGCTGCATGAATACTACAAATCATTAAAGAAGGCAGGCTTTCCTGAGTCTGTTGCTTTATTCATGATTACAGAACCGCAAGCCTATCCTGCTTGGATTTTGCCTACACCAATCGATCCCGAAAAATTCGGTGACTACGAGGATGACGATGAGGATGAATGACAAAAACAAAATCTCGTATTTTAGTTATCAGCGATCTTCAAATTCCGTACCATCACGAAGCAGCAGTCAAGAATCTAATTAAGTTAGTTAATCGAGAAAAGTTTGATTTAGTATTAAATACGGGCGATGAGCTAGATATGCAGGCTCAATCGAAATGGGCGAAGCATACGAAACTAGAATGGGAAGGGCAGCTTGATGCTGATAGAACGCTTGCGCAGAACATACTCTGGGATTTACGCACAACAGACATTACGCGTTCTAACCATACTGATCGGTTGTACCACACATTACTCAGAGGAGCGCCAAGCCTCATAGGATTGCCAGAGCTTGAGTATCCAGCCTTTATGGATTTTAAGTCTCTGGGTATTAGATTCCATAAAAAGCCATTTGAGTTTCACCCTAATTGGGTTTTAGTCCACGGCGATGAAGGATCAATGAACTCCAATGCAGGACTCACAGCTCTAGGCCTAGCCAAGAAATTTGGTAAATCTGTAGTTTGTGGACACACCCATAGGGCAGGCATCAGTGCCTATTCTGAGGGCATAGGGGGCTCATATAGGACTTTATGGGGTGTAGAGGCAGGGAATGTCATGGATAAGAAGAAAGCCTCTTATTTGAAGGCTGGAGCTGCTAATTGGCAGATGTCTGTAGCCATCCTAGAGACTCATGGCAAGAACCTATCGCCTATGCTTATTCCTATCAATAAGGATGGCTCATTCACCGTGTATGGCAAGACCTACGGATAAGCATGGATACGCTCATAACGGACATTTTTCCTGTTTATCGCACCATTGATGATTCTATGGACGATACAGAATTGTTACCATTTCGTTATCAAAATGTGCTTGATTTAGCATAACCCTATGCAACACTAATCCTGTAACCGATCGAGGGCATCAGTTACGGAAAGGCGAGACAATGGGCGCAATGAAGGCAGTTTATATGGACATGGCTGAGGATTTTGAAAACCTCAACGAGACATCAATGCAGTTCAAAGGCAATAACTGGGAAGCTCAGGATGGCCGCTTTGAAGGCAATGTCAATTACAATCTTGATTACATTTATTGGTTTGACAACTATGCCAATCTGATGGCAGCACGCACTATCCTGCAAGACTTCGGCAACAGCTATGAGGTTTTGTTTGACGATGCTTTAGGTCAATGGACACTGATTACTGACTATCAATCAATGTGCTGGAGCAACTAATGTCACCACTACTTTGCTTTGTATTCGGTGTCGTTTTTACATCAATCGGTTATTACATGGGAATTACAATCGGTAGAGAACAGGGCCACAGAGATGGTTACTTAAGAGGTCGTGCAGTTTCACGACAAGAATTCTGGAGAGAATAAGTGGATGCTAAAAACCTACTCATTGAAGCAAAGTCCGTCATTGAAGATCGAGGAATGGACTACGGACACCCATCGGACAATATGGCAAGAACCGCAAGACTCTGGAGCGCCTACCTTGAAATTCCAATCGAGGACTATCAGGTTGCAGCTTGTATGGTCTTGGTCAAACTCGCAAGAAGCATGGAAGGTTCAAAAGTTGATAATTACATCGACATGCTTGGATACGCAGCAATCAGTGGAATGTTAAGAACAGAGGAGAATGAGCTTTATGTTTAATCTTGATGAGTACACCACGGTAAAAGAACGCATCAAACTGTTCTGGGAAAAATATCCAGATGGCGCGATAGTCACAGAAATCTTGGACTGGAGCGACACGCGTTTTATTACCAAGACTTGCTTATATCGTCTCTGGACTGATGAGAGACCATTCGCTACAGGTCATGCAAAGGAAGAAGTTGCAGAGCGTGGCGTAAACAGGGATTTTGCATTAGAGAACTGTGAGACTTCCAGTGTGGGAGTTGCCATGAAAAATGCAAACATAGGTACAGACAAGCATGGCCCTAGTCGTGAAGAAATGATTAAGGTGACAAAGCTTCAAATGTCAAAGCCAAAAGAGTATGTACCTGTTGAAAAAGAAGATGATCCGTGGACGATTAAGAATGTTCCAGCACCTACAACATCAGCAGAGGCGGTTGCAGTGGTGAAAGAAATTATAGGTGGAACGACCGACAAAGATGTGCCGCGATGTCCTCACGGGGCAATGCACTGGGCTCACGGAATGACGAAGGCGAATAAGCCGTGGGGTCATTTCAAGTGCATGGCAGCAGCTACTGGTGAAATGAACAGATGCCCTAAAGGAGAAGATGTTATCTGGTACGAGATAAGTCCAGAAGGCAACTGGAGACCACAGAAGGTGAGAGGATAATGGGCGAAATGGTAATCTTTGATGATGGCAATGCCACCGTCATGGGCGGAGAGTTCGAAGAACCGCAAGATATTGTTATCCATTGCGATCTTTGCAATGAGCCTTTGGCTATTACTCCAGAGGCTAATGACCAAGTATTTCTTCGTTGCTTAAAATGCCATGCGATTAGTGTCAAATAATGTGGGAATACTCTTTAACGCCTGCTGAAGAAGCAATAGCAGTTCAGGTTGGATACAAGCGCCAAGAGCAATTCTTTGGCAGACCTGAAATGAATGTCAATTACTCAGAAGGTGACTTATGGGAAACATGGCAGCATGGAGTGTGTGCTGGATCAGAATTAGCATTTGCAAGGATGCTCGGCTTTGATACCTTCATTCCTCATTACAACGAATTCAAACTGATTCAAGACATTCCGAAAGTAGGAGAGATTAGATACACATTTAATTACTCTCGCGGCATGAGATTCTCAACGAGAGATGCTAAGAATGAAATCTATATTCTGATGGTTGAAGGTTTAGCTAAAAGGACACGCAGAATTGCACCTGATTATGTGTCCAATCCTTACAAAGCTGTTGGATGGTTATGGGGATTTCAATGCATGGAAAAAGACTGGAAATATAATGAAACGACATGGTACGCACCATTAGATTGCCTTCGTCCTATGGAAACTTTGTTGGATCATGCCTAGTCAGCACAGAAAACATCGAGGGTACGCGACCGAAAGGCTGGTGGCATCATTCTTGCAGCAATGGTGGCCGCACGCTAGCGTAGGTCGAGGTCAAGGGAAGGATGTTCTCGGCGTTCCGTTCGACATCGAGATCAAGGCTAGAAATTCCCTAGACATAAGTGGAACGCTCCGCCAGATCAAAGCACGCACTTCTAAATCGGGGGAATTAGGATTTGCATGCTTCCGCTTAAACGGAATGGGATCTGCATCAGTCGAGCAATTCGTCTGCATGCTGCCGTTAGGTGATCTGGTGGAGCTTCTACGAAAAGCAGATTATGACCGAATACCGCCAGATATTGATTGGGAAGCAGCAAGTGTTAGATGTGAATCATGCGGTAATTGGATGATAAAGAATTGGAAGTGCAAAGCCTGTGGGAAAGAAGCGCCTAATGCCAATGTATGAATACAGATGTCCAATCTGTAACACACAGATGGAGCTTGAATTATCTATGGATCATGACTTAGTGAGATGCACAGATTGTGGCGCTCAAGCTAATCGAATCTACTCAGCACCTAATGTTGTATTCAAAGGTAAGGGGTTCTATAGCACAGATAAGTGATGCACATCACATATTCCATTTGTCCTAATATGTCCTAATTTAATATGAAATGAGGTCTTGACATGACCAGTACACTCAGAGGGCTAGAGCACCCCAAGTGCTCAGAGCGAGCCGCTAGGCGGATAGCTCGCTCGGTAGCAATCGTGTTAGGGGGAGCTTTATGCTTCTCCGTTGTATCAGCTGCTAGTGCGACAAACGATCCAACAAAACGAATAACATCAAAACAATATGCAGCAGGTCAATTAACAGTTAAACACTATAAATGCGTTTCAATACTATGGGGAAAAGAAAGCGCTTGGAATTGGAAAGCCGTTGGTAACTTAAACGGTACTCATCGAGTATATGGAATACCTCAAGGTAAGTCAGAGTTCTTAAGAACTGCTAGCCCACTACAACAGGTAGATTGGGGATTGCGTTATATAGGCCATAAGTTTGGTTATGTGCGTACAATAGAAGGCATGCAGCCCAACACATGCGCTGCTCTAGATCATTGGCGTAAAAGGAATTGGTATTGAACCCATCACATAGAGAGCTTGGCACTCAGCGTTGGAAAGACCAACGACTGCGTGTACTCAAGCGTGACTCATATATCTGTCAATACTGTGGTGAAGATGCAACTCAAGTTGATCATGTGATACCTCGTAGTCGTGGCGGCGGACATGAGCTTGACAACTTATTGGCCTGCTGTGCCAAGTGCAACACGCTCAAGGGCGCTAAAGAAGGGCTTTTTTTAGGCAAAGGTTCTACCCCCCCTGTCTTTTCGGGCATCCTCTCTCCAAAACAGTCCAAGACGATGCAAGACAGTCCATTTACGCTCAGACCTGATCCGAATCAATGACAGATAAACCCAAAAAGAAACAGGCGCTACGAGGGGCAACTAAACCAAGGCTTCAGAGTGTGCCTCTCAAAGGCAAATCTAAAATTGATGATGTCAAACAGCTTTGCGAGATTATTAAGATGCCTTTATTGCCGTGGCAGGAATATGTGCTCAAAGATATGCTCACTGTTGATGCAAAAGGCAAATGGATTCGTAAAAC